CTCCATCTCTTTCTTGATGATAGGGGCAATCTTATTACCATAGCCAACCATCTGGTCCTCTGTAGGATACCTAGCTGGCCAGATGCGTACCTTATAGCCACGATCAGGTAGCTTGTTGTACAAACTTTCTTGGTTCTGTGGTGTACCTAGATAGATAATACGTCCATCAGGTTTCAGGATAGCATCAAATTCTTTTACAGCCTCTGATAGCTTATCTCTCATACCTTGTGTTGCTGAGTTATTAGGTACTTCAATATCGTCTGCAATCAATACATCCGCACGTGAACCTGCAAGTTGCCCTGTGACACCTACAGATTTAACTGAAGGTGCGTGTGAGGCGTTAGCTGGTCCTACGTCAAAAGATATTTTAGATTGCCGTTGGTCATCTCTAGGCACTAGGTGTGCTAGGATTTCCATTTCTTTAATCAATCGTAGTGTAAAGGTTGTGAAGTCATCTGCACGGTTCTTTGAGGCAGATACAACAAGTATGTTTAGTTGTGGGTTCATATACAAAAGCCACACTACATAGGCTGATGTAATCCACGATTTACCAACACCCCGAAAGGCTTCTACAATCATACGCTTCTCACCATGTTGTATGTGTTTAGCTATGTCGTATTGAACCTTTGTGGGGTCTGGTAGGTTTAGGTGTTTCCATGTGACATACAAGAACTTACGGAAATCGCTTAGTGGGTCTTGGTCAATAGGGACACCTAATGAGGTTGTCTCTTTAAACATTAGTGGCGCATCTCTGACGGGTCTGAATCTTCGTCATTAAAGTCTGGTAGGCTTGCTACAAGTTTACCTAGAGGTGAACCCTCGGTAGCTACACCGTCAATGTTGTTATCTTTTAGAAACTGACGGGCAACGTTAAGGTCACTCGCTTTAGCTTCTGGGTCTGATACACGTGCTAACAGTTGTTCTGCTAATACTTTGTGTAGCATCTCCATTAGTTCTTTCTGAGAACTCATGTCTGTCTTCTCCTAAATAGAAGGTTGTTTAGTCCTCTACCCATTTCTGAGGGACTAGGTGCCAGCCAACCAATAACCAATGCAATGATAACCCACGTGGGTATCTCCTGATTGATGTTTACGGTGTCTGCAATTGCCTCTAGTTCCTTCTCGGTAATGATGACATCTCTACCAGCATCAGCGTTGCTCTGTTCTACAACGACTTGCTGGGTTGCCTCTTGTGCCATTTGTGTTCCTACGGCTGTTGCCGAGATGCCCTTATTAGAGGGCAATAGAAATGACGGGATGCTTAAACACCCCGCCATAGCTAGAAACAATGAGAGGCTAACAAGTAGCCTTAGTTTCATTTCGAAAGTGAAACTTGTGTTGATACAGACCCTTTAGAACCCAGTAGGAAGTATGCAGATACAAGTCCTGATAAGGCTAGGTATTGTGCCATCAAGATACTATCTGCAGCCGCCATACGGGCAGGGGCTATGATTGTGGCAATCGTAGAGATTACCATTAGTCCTAATGCGACCCAGCACATGATGCGTCGATTAGCCTGATAGGCTTGCTTATCAACAATATGTCCATCGGTCATATTAAAATCCTTTGTAATACCAAACGAGGCCAGCAAGCGCAGCAACAACAAGGGCAAAGCCAACAAAGATACCAATGGCTAACGCTATGTTTTCCATTAGTTCTTCACGTTCCTTTTGAGCTTGTCTCTCAGCTTCCTTACGTTTCTTACGGGCTTCTGCCTGAAACCTAATCCAATCTGCATGTAAACCTGCGCGTCCCGCATAGATCATCAGTTGCTTTAGGTCAGCTTCAGCCTGACGTATTTCTTCTAGGGCCAAGAACTCTTCTAGGTCTGTGTTAACTTTTGTGTTGAAGGGATTGCTTTTACGTTTGTTAAGTTTCTTCTGCAGGTCATCTTTAGATTGCACCATAGTGCTAATCTGCGAAGCTACAGTGACTAGTTCACGACCTGCCTGAACTGCACCTTTCACGGTTTTATAAGCCGCCGTGAAGGCTGCTAATTCCGCAAGCATACTATGTCCTGTTAAATAGAGTTAACGTTCTGCCATTATTTCAACGGCAGATCGTATTGCTTTAATGTTCTCATCCATACGAGCCATACTTACCGCTAGGGCATGTATGTTATCTTCGATGGTAGACACACGTATTTCTAAACGGGTGAGGTCTTCTCTGTTCTTTTCGACGTTAGCAATTGTCATACTTACAACATAAACGATTGCTATCGCCTGAACCATAAGACCGAAAAGAAACGTAATAGGCACACTTTTAGAGAGGTGCCAACTTTCATTATTATCTGACATTTTTCCAAATATATTAAGTTAGAGTTTAGTTGGCACCCCTAGTTACTAAGCGGCTTTTTCTTCGTCGCTGGTAGTGTTGTCCAACGTTTCTTTAAGGGCTTTCATAAATGCTTCACGCCCTACAGATAACTGATCGAGATTAAATTTTGCTGAGTTAATCTTTTGATCAAGAGATGCGATATGTGCAATATACGTTTTTTGATGATCTGTTAGTTGATCTTCAGTATATTCTACACCATCAATTGTAATAACATTAGCCGTTTTTTCTTTAGCCATTGTTTTTTCCTCTGTTAGGTTGGTTGTGTGGGCCAATCATTTAGCTCTAAGTAAGGCCAGTTTGCATGAGAGGTTATATCCCTCAAAGCTTGACGATAAGCGACCCACTCTGCTTTCTTTTCGTCAGCCATTGTTACATCAGAACCGCCAACCCAATCACATGCAGCAAGCAATGCGTTGCGGTACGACCGAACAAAGTCAGGTTTCATAGCAGCTTTTTCTGCTCTAGACGCTTCCAGTGCATCAATCTCTGCTTGGGTCATTGCCCGAACAGGAACCCCATAAAGACCTGTTTCTTCGTCTAATATTTTTTCTGCGTCATAATCAGGTACAAAATAGGACATTATGTTCCTCCAAATGCTGAAATTTTTAAGTTTCCACTATCAAAGTAGAAAGTTAGTTTTTCCCAGTCATAACCAGTTTGTGTATTGTTGCTTGCAGTGATGTGAGTTTGACAATGAGCGTTAATACCACTTGTTATAGGCCAGAGTGTATCAATAATTAAAGACGGTGCCAAATTAACGAAGGTACTGCTAAAATCCATTGCACAGCAATTTATTATCATTTGCAAACCTCTATGACTTGGATTCGTACTTCCAACCCCATAAGTGCCGCCGCATAAATCAACTACGCCGCTAGAGCTAGTATTCCAATATTCAACAACAGTATTTGTATTGCCGCTTGCAGTCATTTTAAATGTCTGCTGATAAGTTACACTACGATTAGTTGTCCCTGCGCTATCTGTAATATTAATGTTTAATCCATTTGTAATGCCTGGGCTCATTGGTAAAAAGCGCATACCTAATTTTATATTATTGTATAAAATGTTGTGGAGGTTTGAAATTGAGTACGATGCTACGCCATTCGACTGCGTCACAAAATCATAATTAGGTTTTATGTAATTAAAGCCCTCTATATGATTCCCACTTTCAATATTACCAATCATTGCGTTGCCGCCGCCGTCTATTTTGCTATTTGCGCCATCTATTTCTATAGACATAATTAACCCTCTAACTTTCTTGTTAGTTCATCTATCTGAACCTGTTGCGACTTTACTGCCTCAACAAGCAGAGCAATGATTGCGTTATAGTCAACAGACTTGTTGCCCTTGTCATTTGTGTGAACTGCATCTGGAAGAATGTCTTCAACCTCTTGGGCAATGACACCGTAAGATTTTTCACCAGTTTCCTTGAAGTTATAAGAATAACCAGAAATGGCTGACAGCTTGTCCGTTGGGCTTTCTAGTAGCTTAATGTTTTCTTTAAGGTTGATGTCAGAACTAGCGACAAACTTTGTGGCTGTAATCGTACCAGTAACGGTTACACCGCTGCTTGTTGTCCGTAAACGTTCAGAGGAATCTTCGTATAGAATTACATACGGCGCAGTATTGGATGAAAGGAACGCTGCAATATTATGGTTATTGCCAGAAGTATCCTCACCTTGGATGTAAATGTCACCCGCTGCGTGGTTATAGTTACGAATGTAACTTGTCCCACCAGAATCGTGATATATCCTTAAATCCGCACTATTACCAAACCGTGCTTGGTAGCCATCTTGCCACTCTGTGTTTGCAGTTACATTGTCATTTACATTAGAACGAATAAACGATCCGCTACCTAAACCATCCAGCAAATCTGCATCTAACCCTGAGCCTGAGCCATCGTTGCCAGCGTGCCAGACTGTGTTACCACTAATCTTTACACCATTTACACCATTAGACGCAGACAGATTTAGATCACCACTGGAACCATATATAGTGCCCTGAGTTGTCCAACTCGCATCTGTAAAGTTAATCGTGTTATATATGTCCATATCATAATAAACACGCAAGGCTTTTGAAGAACTCAATGTAGAGTTTATTACAATCGGGTCAGTAGTTTGTTTTGCGATACTATGAGTATATGCTGCGCCAGAGAGGTAGAGGTCTTTGAAGCGGTGGGATGGCGCGCCCAAGTCAAGGACATTATCACGAGTT